AAAAAATACGAAAACGCAGACTTTGCAGACCAATGCAAGACGAAAGAAAGAGTAATCAAAAAGCAGATGAAGAAGAAAGGGACACTTTAACAGTGTCACGGTGTCACCTAGCCCAGTACCTATCAAGTAGGCACTGGGCTATATTAGATTAAAGGTTCCATGTATCGCTTTATCCAGTCTCTCAAATAGCTATACCTTATCGCGCGTGCACGCGCGCACGAAACGCGCACGCGCGCACGCGCGGCCTTTTCGGCGCTATAGTTCGCAAGCTCACAAGCGCCGTATATTATATAACTTGTTGTAGCCGTAGTAGTAGAGACTGTGAAAAAGTTGAAAACAATAAAGATTATCCGTTATCACGTTATTTTTAAGAAAAATTACTAGTTGAAAGTTTTGTTGAAAACTTGTTAAAATGTTGAAAGTTAGTAAAAATGACGAAAAGCATTGTGCAACATTTTGTGGAAAACCTGTTGAAACTGTTGAAACTGTTGAAAACGCGCAAGCGCGCAAGGAATGAATTTAGCCGAGCTCCGCGTTCGCTACGCACGGCAAGGCGCTAAAGCGCCATTCAAACCAGAAAAATAATTGTTGACAGGCAGAAAAAAGAACGCTATAATAGAATCACGAAAGGTGGGGAAAAACATGAACGAAAAGTCATACAAACACGCCGTCCTGATGATGCGAATGCCACGAAGTCCGCACCCAGACGGAGACGAACACATTCTAGCATGTCCTAATTGCGGAAGCGGGGAATACCTACTCAATCAGGATGGAGCAGAAAACGCATATTGCGGAAAATGCGGACAGGCCATAGAGTGGAAGGAATGACTATGAGCATCAAATGCTATATCATGGACACAGACGCAAACGAAAATGTTGGAAAATACTTTAAGGTAAAAGAATTTGCTTGCAAAGACGGAAGTCCAATTGTATTCATTGATGACTATCTATGCACCATTCTGGACATCCTAAGAAACAAACTGGGAAAACCGGTCATCATAACCAGCGGATACAGAACGCCAGAGTGGAACGCAAAATGCGAAGGAGCAAAATACAGCTACCATATGCGCGGTATGGCTGCAGATATCCGGGTTAATGGCATGAAAGCCAAAGAACTTGCCAACAAACTGAATGGAATTGTCCCGGAAGAATGTGGCATTATCGTATACAAAAGCTGGGTGCATTTTGATGTGCGCAAAGCAAAATACAGAAAGGGGGTATAAAATGGCACTGGTAAGTCTGAAGGACATTAAACAGGCAATCGCAGTAATGCGAGAGATTCTCGAAAAACTGGATGAAATCTACCACGCTCTGCACGACAAGAGCTAAGAAAGGAAATAGCAATGATAAAATCATGGAACGTACGCGACCAGACCAAAGAAGCACTTGAAGAACTTTTAAGACGCAAATACAAGGAGATTGATGGCAACTACAAAATGCTAAAAAAAATCTCAAACATCAACGATGCAAAGAAGCTGCTAGATGAAATCTGGGAGATGAAGAGCTTTGCAAACGCAATCGAGATGGAGCTAATCAGAAGGGAGTACAACGATGGCACGACATCGTAAGAAGATGAACGGCGCAAAAGACCGCCGCATGTTCAACGTAACCGCACGCAAAACCAAAACTATCAATCTCAGTCAGAAGCCCATGCGTGGTGGCATCCGACTGTAAGAGAAAAGGAGCAAAACAATGAAACACAACTACTACGGAATCTGGGACAGTGTGGCAAAGTGCTACGCATGGGTCGGTGAAAGCAAGAACGATGCAACCTTTGCACGTATGTGCAATGTGATGGAAAAGGACGAAAAAACCTTCATTGGGCAGAGTCCGCAGGACTACACCGGCTTCAAGTTGGCAATCTTTGAAGACGAAAACGGAACGTTTACGAACGACACGGAAAAAGTATGGGAGGGCAAGCCGAATGAATAAACGATACGAGGAAGGGCGAGAGCCCTTCTTTTCGGATGCAGGCGAAAACGAACGAAAGCAGTACGTCTGGGCAAAAGATGAAAACGGAAAAGAGTACCTCCAGGAGACAGAGCCTATCGACATTCAGGCCGAAATTGAAAGCTATGCAGACGAATGCGATATCAAAAGCATCGTACGAAAAGCAAGCTTTGACCCGGAGTTTCTGAAAAGTCTGTCACAAGGCGCGCTAACCGCAGAAGAAACGCCTACCGTGGACATCACAGAATTTCCGCAGAATATCCACGAGTATCATCAGATGATAGCAACAGCACAGGCAAAAGCAATGGAGCTGGCAAAGCTACAGGAAATGGCAAAAGCAGAACCTAAACCGAAAACCGAAGCAAAGGAGAAAGAGCAGTGAACAGAAACAACGAAAGACACTTTCTGAACGTGCCGCAGATGCACACCAGTAGAACACGTTTCAATCGTGACCAGACGATTTTAACCACGTTTGACAGCGGCAGACTTATCCCGTTTTTCGTAGATGAAGTACTACCGGGCGACACTTTCCAAATCGACACAAGCGCAATCATCCGAATGACCACACCGAAATATCCGGTTATGGACGATGCATTCATCGACTTATACTATTTCTACTGTCCGGACAGAATCTTGTGGGATGACTTCAAATATTTCATGGGAGAAGTAGAAGACAAGCCATGGGCACCGACCAAAGAATACAGAATGCCGGAACTGGTATGCCTGGGAAGTGAAACCGACCCGGTACCATACGAAAGAAGCATCCTAGACTATATGGGAGTGCCAACAAAAATTAAAAAAGAATTCAGAATAAACGCACTGCCGGTACGAGCCTATGTGAAAATCTGGAATGAATACTTCAGAGATGAAAACGTAGACAACAGAGCAGTGCTAGTAACAGCTGGACAAGATGAAGCATACCAAGACCAAATGAATGAAGAAAATCTGGACGAAATCCTTAAAAAAGCATACACAGGCGGAAGAACCCTACCGGTAAACAAGTTCCATGATTACTTCACAAGCTGCCTACCGTATCCGCAGAGAGGACCAGAAGTTGCATTACCGTTAAGCGGTAACGCACCGGTTGGAATGTATAAAGACACAGCGCTAACACAGTTTGGAACAGTAGGTGGACACACCCAAATCTACTTGAACCAGACGCTAAGCGGAAGCGCACTTGCACCACACATCAGTAACAGTCAAAACGAAAACTACAAAGGATATGGGCTAGTAACAGGTAGTTCAAGCCCAACAGAACAAGTAAACGACACGGCCTATTTAGGTACAGACCTTAGCAAAATAGCAGCAGCAACTATCAACGACTTGCGAAATGCAGTTGCAGTACAGCAGTATTACGAAGCGCTGGCACGTGGTGGCAGCAGGTATCGCGAACAGGTACAGGCACTGTGGAACGTCACAATCAGCGACAAAACGGTACAGATTCCCGAATATTTGGGCGGTGGACGCTATCGCGTCAGCATGAACCAAATCGTTCAGACCAGCGGACAGCAGGGCACAGCAGATACGCCCATCGGCGAAACTGGCGCAATGTCAGTAACGCCAATCAACGAAAGCAGTTTTACAAAAAGCTTTGAAGAGCATGGTTTCGTCATCGGTGTGATGTGTGTACGCCATAACAGAAGCTATCAGCAGGGACTTGAACGTTTCTGGAGCAGAAAAGACAGGCTCGACTACTATGTACCGCAGTTTGCAAACCTTGGCGAACAGCCTGTAAAGAAAAAGGAAATCATGCTGACCGGTGACGCGTCAGACGAAGAAACTTTCGGCTATCAGGAAGCATGGGCAGACTACCGGATGAAGCCAAACCGTGTAAGCGGACTTATGAGAAGCAACGTAGCAGGAACTCTGGACTTCTGGCATTATGCAGACAACTATTCAGCAGTGCCGACACTGTCACAAGGCTGGATGGCAGAAGGAAAAAAAGAAATTGCAAGAACGCTCATCGTTCAGGAAGAACCGCAGTTCTTTGGAGCAATCCGCGTAGCAAACAAGACCACTCGTTGTATGCCGTTGTACAGCGTACCGGGGCTGAACAAATTGTAAGAAAGGGGGAAGCCCGGGTAAAACCCGGGCTATTTTTAAATGGCAGGTTTATCAACACTCTTAACCGCACTTAACGTAGCAGGAAACGTTGCGAATACAGTTGGAACATTCGCAAATGCTGGAAAACAAATCGCAGGAGCGTTTGGAGGATGGGGGCAAACAGGCAACAGCCAAAGCAGCGGAGGAAGCACACAGCAAGGCGGTGGACACTCCGAGAGCGGAAGCCAGGCAGGTACAAACGTGCAACAGGTTGATGACTGGCTTAAACAGGCATATGCATACCAAGGACAAGAAAGTGCCATGCAGGGCAAATACAACAGCCAAAGCATGCTAAAACAGATGGGATACAACACCTTACAAGCAATTATGCAGGGCGTATATAATCACATCGAAAATAACGTAGCCATGAACTACAACAGTGCAGAAGCACTAGCAAACAGGGAATGGCAAGAACACATGTCAAACACGGCATATCAAAGAGCCGTAGAGGACATGAAAAAAGCAGGGCTCAACCCGATACTTGCCTTTTCAAACGGAGGAGCAAGCACACCGGGAGGAAGTGCAGGGACAATCAGCGGTGCAAGTATGGGACTAGCAAGCAGCAGCGCACTTGGAGTAAGTCGAAGCGGAGGATTTGTACCGAACGCATACGAAAGCACTAGCTGGTCACAAAGTGACTGGTTTAATGCAGCACAAAGCTGGCAACAGATGCTCAGCACAACACAAATGACACCTTACGGACTACAGAAAGCCTTAACCGAAATCGGAAACGACACCGGAAAAGCAATCCAAAAGAGCGTAAATACCAATGCAGACAAAGGAAAAATCCAAGGAAGCACACACGGAAACAGACAAACCGAAATGAGACAAGACAAAACCGGAAACTATGGTGAAAAAAGGAAACCAGGTGATTACTTGAAATGAGTTGTTACAAGCCATTAATACGGCTGTACAACCCGAACGATAAAGACACTAGCGGGAGGGTATATTCACTCTCCCGCTATTCTCAGTTAGCGGGAAAACAGCTAAAATATGAAGATTTGATGTACAGAAAAGACGTCATGTTGATACCATGCGGACAGTGCATCGGATGCAGAATCAGACAGCGCGAGGACTGGACAACACGCATAGAACTAGAAGCTAGAGATTATCCAAAGGAGGAAGTATGGTTTATCACACTAACCTATGATGACGACCATGTACCAGGCATGATAGTTAAAACAGGCGAAATCATGCGAAAAGTACAATACGTCTGGAATCCGGGTGAGAAGCGTCCTGAAAGCGTCCAAACTTTACTGTATACTGACGTTCAAAAGTTCTTAAAACGTCTCAGAAAGGCTTACAGGGGCAAATTACGCTATTTCGTAGCGGGAGAGTACGGAGAGCAGACAGCAAGACCGCATTATCACATGATACTGTACGGATGGCGGCCAACAGACCTAGAGCATCTATACAAGATACACCACAACGGATACTATACCAGTAAATGGCTGGCAGAACTATGGG